TTGGTACAAAGAAATCTTCCTCTCCGGACATAGGGTTGTATTGCTCATCACCGCCACCTTGCTCAGTGTTATAAAACTTCTCTTTCTTAAATTTCTGCTTAACACGCTCCATAAACATCTCTACTTTAGATTGAGGAAGGTTACCCGTCTCAATGTAGAAAATACGTCTTTCTGGTGCACGGTGCAAACGATAGATTAACATAGCATCTTCCATCATACGAAGGGATTTCCACGCACGTACGCCCGGGGCTAAGATAGATTTACCGTATGGGTAGTAATTAGAGTCTGAGTTATGCAATCTAAACTGCACCAATTGATGCCGGTCTAGCTCGATGATACTCTTCTTTTTGATATGACCCATTGATTGGTTATACGCTTGGGATGTAGACTCTGGCACTTCTTGAACAAACCCTTTCAAATACCCGAACCTATCTTCACGACGGAATAAAAATACAGGATTCAACACTTTCAATCTTTGAATACCTGCGTCTGGATTGTTTAAATCCACAATGTTTTCTACGAAACAGTCGCCATACTTACACATGTTGCGGATAATATCCCACAAGAACATATCTAAGTTAGTCTCATGTACAAAAGCAGCGACTGCATCTGCAATCTCTGGGACTTCGGTCTGAACCTCAATCATCTGCCCGTTGAGGTGGGTCTGGGTTGCGTCATCTGCGTAGATATCTAAAGAGGCACCGATTTCTGGGTACTCATCCATACTCTCATAATCCTGGTAACGTCGGCGACGTGCATATTCGACTTGAGGTAAAGCTATACCTCCTTTTGAAACGCCAATACCCATGGAGGTATCTTGCTCACCATCTGCTTGCTTAACTACATCTCCTTTAAGAGGGTCTTTAACACCTGCAGGTCTACCCCGTTTTTTCTTTGTTGTAAAGAATGATTTGAAGAATGCAGCAAATGCTCCGGATAAAGGTACATTTTGCTGGTATCCACGTGACCCAGGGAATGCTGTAAAACCAGCATTCTCATCTAATTGTTCATTCTCTTCGAGATTGTCGTTGTTGTTATCGTTTAAATCCATTTTCTGTAATCCTCAAACTCCTTATTGTATGTACCCCTGGAGAACCCACCTTCTATACTTTCTTTGGGAGAAGGTTTTTCTAGGTCGCCCATAACTATTGGAACAGGACTCCTACCTACAATATCTTCCATAATAGTAGCGCCGATAGCTAAGCTCATAACAAGGTCATCTGCAAAACCAGACTCTGCTTGAATCTTTCCTGTCTTGCTTATTATAAAAGTAGTTAACTCTTTAAAAGTTCTCTCCGAATTGATTTTTATTTTTGAAGTTTTTAATTTTTCTTGCAAAGTATTTAACATAATATCTCTATTCTTGTTATTTACTAAGTATCCCATCTGTCCCTTGTCGTCGGTCCACATGTTCTCATATTCATGCACTTCAAATAATTGCTCAATAAGAGCCAACCCTAAACCATTTCTCTCAGGACACACGAACGCCATATTATAGCGCATCCCTTCCTCAGCCATGATTCGAGCAAACTCGTTCAACCCGCAGCGGTTACTATAGAACTCAGCTACTTGGGTACCGTTATACAGGTTAATGATATGGAAGGCAGAGTAATCTCTATCCCGTCCAAAGGAGGTGTCAGCAGCTATCAAATAGGTATGATAAGGCTGCGGTTCCTCAAAGATACGCATCATGTTATAATGCTTTTTAGTGAACTCGGGACTGGTACTAAGCTTAACTTGGTCTAAGGTACCTCCGTCAATAAAGGTCTCGCCTGTACCCAGGAACTGACCCTCATACTCCTGTAACCATGCACGCTCACCTACATTACTTCGGGTTTGCTCAGCCCACTTCTCAGTGTATTCAGGGTGTTCTCTCCAATGAATGTCTATTACGTTAAAATCGTTCTTCTCTAGTTCTGCATCTCGGTACAATTCATAGTAGAGGTTAGCCATTCCGTTAACAGTAGAGAGGATATAAGCGGAGCCACCTGTAGAGATTGTTGGGTAAATAGCCATCCAAAACTCTCTCATGTTATCAATAAACGCAGCCTCATCAAGAACTAAAAGAGATAGAGCCTCTGAACGACCACTATCCTCTCCACTCGATACAGCTTTTATTTGTGAACCATTCTTATATCGCAATGACAATTTATTGTCTTCAACACATTTTTGTTTTAACCAAGATGGTAAATTAGCATGCATTACTCTTACTTTTGTTACTAAGTTTTTAGCAACTTCTTGTTTAGTAGCAATTACTAATATGTTTTTATCGTTATGAAATGTCATCATCCACAAAGAATACCCAGCAGTAATAGTAGATATACCTAACTGTCTAGCCTTGAGGATAACATTAAAACGATGTTCTGAAAAATCTTCTATTGTTTTTTCTTGAAAATCATAAAGGGCAAAGGGTATTTTACCTTTTATTGGATGTTGAATCATACAATATCTTTTCAAGAAGTAAATAGGATCAGCGGCACATTTTATGTACTCTTGTTTTATTACATCTTTTAATTGTCCTTTTGAGTTTCTTTGCATATTACTTATGTAAAACGAAAACTATACCTGAACTACCAATGGTTACTCTACGTACTCCAATTGGATATAATGTGTCTGCGGTTAAAGAAGTTCCTGGTATTACATCGCCGCCATTGGAAGCCTCAATACTAACATTACTTATATTTTCACATATAAATCCAGCAGCTGCATTTGAACCAGTAAAAGCTACTGTTGTACTTGAAGCTACTTTTGTTATTTTATTATACTCTCCTGGGCTATTCCGTTGAGGATAGTTAGTATGAGATGTACTATGCATCCCACCTACATCTGTTCTTGCCATTTATTCTCTCCTAAAATTTGGTTAAAATTGTCCTATATATAAATATATCATTTTAAAGAATCTTTCATTTTTTCTAAATGTTCCAATGCTTCATCTGCTTGTTTTTCTATCAAAGTCATATTCATACTCCATTTTTCTTTATCAATGGAATATCCATCTGGTCTAAATTGTTGATAAAATTCTGGTGATTTTTGTTTTTTAAATTCTTCAATTGAAATTTTTTGTTCTTTAATCCACGCTAATATGTTTGCAGTAACTTTTTCTTTTTCCCAATCATCATATGTTTCATCAATTCGCATTTTATTTTCAATTTGTAACTGACAATCAAAACAATGATTGTATATTCTGTACATTTTGTCATCTAAACGTTTTTTCATTATTTTTTTACAGTCAGGACAAAACCAAGGTGTTCTAGCAGCCTTTAATGCATTAGAACGTTCACTATCTTGTTCTCTTTCCTTTGCTATTTGTTTTTGTCGTCTTTTTTTCTCTTTAGTATCTTCCATTGCGACTACAATACGTTTTTCTGGTGTACCACCATCTAAAATTGACTGTAATGCATTATTTTGTCGTTTATTTTCTCTACTATATCCCATTGTAACTCCTATACGAACTTTAACATTCCTAAAATTTGATTTGCTGGTGCAAAAGCACCTGTGTACTTAAATAATTTACCTTTATAGACAAATGTTATACCTTCACTCGGTACAACTGACTTTAAACCACCAATAGCCTGCAATCTATCCAACTGAACCTTCAAAGTATTAATAACTTTAGGATCCTTAGATGTTTTTACTTTATTTATAGCAGATTTTAAATCCTTACGAATTGTTTGAGCTGATTTTGATGGATTTGCTGCTATAAAGTCACTAAGGTTGGACAATATCTCTGCTCCTAACTCAAAAAACAAAACTTCCCAATCTCTAATGTGTTGTTTTTGTAGTTTAGCGTGGTCTATCTTGTCTGTATTCAATGTCCATTCTAAAAACTTAGGGTATTTTACTAAATCTTTTTTAATTTGTGGTATTTTATATGATTTATCAAAGAATGCCCATCTTTTTGTTAACTTCATAAGAATATCATTAGATGGACTTTTATAATCTGTTTGTTTAGCACCATTGTATATGTATTCCATCCAATACGCTTGGTGATAATCAGCTAGAGTATCAGTATCACCCAATTGGTATTCACTTTGTAGTTTATTTAACTTACCTAAAAAGTAACTTTGTCTCTTTGCAAAGTTTTTTACTTTAGGTAACTTAGTTACAAATGGTTTTGTGATACTATACGTCTTTTGTATGTTTTGATTTATCTGTTTTATCATACCAGCTAACACTCTTGCACTCCCTCTGTCTTCTCCAACAGGAGAACCAGCTGAATCATACTCAATTGTTCCATGAAATTGTAATAATGATTTATCATATGGTATTACGTTTGCTGTTTTTGGATAAATTACTTCCAACGACATAAACTTTTTACCTTCTCCAAATATTTTATCTTTTTGCTTCTTACTCAAACCTTTAAGAGCCTTTTCTAAGTCT